TTAACTGTGGACGCCGCTGGGGCAAAACCGTCTGTGGCGCCAACGAATTCATAAGACAAATGTGGCAGCAAGGCGAGGGACGAGAAAAATCAGGCATCGTCGGTTTTGCTGTAGCACCAACTTATTGGCACACTCAGCGACAATGGAGTGAATTCTTCAACTATTGCCCTGCTGAACTCATCGAGGAGATTCACCGAGTCGATCGCCATGTTCTGCTCAGAGGCAACCGCAACATCTGGTTCAAAAGCGCCGACAACCCCGATTCACTAAGAAGTCAGGGCATCAAGGTCCTATGGGTTGACGAGGGCGCACAGATAGCAGAGGAAGCCTGGACATTAGCGCTTAGGCCTGCATTGATGGATGAGAAAGGCATCGCATTCTTCACCGGCACACCACGTGGACACAACTGGTATTTTCAGCTTTGGACTCGTGGACAAGACCCCTCACAGAAAGATTACAAAAGCTGGAGCTTCCCATCTGCAAGCAACCCATACCTTGATCCAGCCGAAATCTCTTCCTTCGCGCGAGACATGCCAGAACTTGCATATCGCCAAGAGGTCCTTGCAGAGTTCCTCGAAGACGTCGGCTCTGTCTTCCGAGGCGTAGACCGCATAGTCAAAGGCAGCTTTGAACACTATCAACCTTTCAAGCAGTATGTTATGGGCGCCGATCTTGCTAAGCTAGAAGACTTTACCGTCTTATGCATCCTTGACATCAACGGCAATCTGGTCGCTTTTGACCGTTTTAGTGAACTTGACTGGGTATTTCAGCGCAAAAGGATGGTTCAGCTTGCCCAGCGCTATGACGCACGGCTGCTAATCGACAGCAGTGGAGTTGGCGACCCAGTCTGTGACGAGCTCTATCGGGAAAACGTGCGAGTTGAAGGCTACAAGTTTACTAACGCAACCAAAAAAGACCTCATCGAAAACCTCAGCATAATGATAGAGAACCAGCAACTAACCATCCCAAACATCCCCGAGCTAATCAACGAGCTAAAACTGTATGGCTACAAAACCACTCCAAGCGGCAACATACAATATGGAGCGCCAGAAGGTTACCATGACGACTGTGTCGTTGCTTTAGCCTTAGCTGCTTGGCAACTTAAACGGTCTCCGCTACCGGGAATAGGCGCTGGTTTTGTTCCGCACTAACTTATGGTGACAATATGACTGAAGAAACAATCCTAACAGCAACAGACCAGACTTCACCCCAAGTAAAAGCCCTTGGCTTAGCATTAAACTGCAAAGCAGCCGATTTGCACGTCTACTTAGACGGCGTCGACATAACCAAAAACGTGGTCTGGGGCGAGTTGAAAGTTACCTTTGAGAAGAAGCTGCCTTAGTCGTCGATTGTTTCAACCATTGGCTGCCCACAGCAATAAGGCGGTGTTTCAAAGGGCTTCTCGGTAGTATGCGCTATGTTGCCTGTACAATGGAAATCAGGTTGCGCTCGAATTTGGCGACCGCACTTTTTACATTGAAACGTTGGCAAGTTAATCAGCTGCTAACCTATCGGTTATGTTCATATTAATGAATTTTGGAACTTTCAGGTCTTTTTAGCATGCCCCACAGAAGCCTTGTTACCAACAGCCTCTTACTGGCCAACCGTGAAGTCCCTGCAAACGTCAGTCTAAAGCAGATCCAGCAGGAGATTCCTTACAACTGGAAAAACGACGACGTCCTCTGGGGCTACATGAACCAGTTCAAAATCAGCGCCAGCGGAGCAGGCTTCATATCGCCACCCTACACAGCGTTTTGGGATCGCATCTGGGGAGCAACACCCGTCGAGGACCTGCCAAAATACAAAGACCTCTACAACTTTACGCCTTACATCAAAGCAAGCATCGACGTAACCGTCAACCTAACCTTAAGCAACGGTTTTGAGCTAGAAGGCGGCACACCGGAAATTCGGCAATGGCTGTTTAACTGGCTCGACGAACACGATTTCCTTCTAACCGCCAGAATCACTCTGACCGATGAGTTGGTGTTTGGGAACGGAGAGTTTGAAATCTGTCGAGACAAAGACGAGAAAGGCAACGTCGTAACTCCGCCTGAGCAATGGTGGCTTAAAAGTTTAGACCCCGTTCACATTCGCGTTCGCCGTGACCAATACGGCAATGTCTTTGGCTACATTCAACTGCTCACTTTCCCGCCAGTCGCTTTTCCAGCCCAGGACATCGTTCATTACAAGTATGGCGCTAAGAGCTGGTGGTATGAGTACAGCTACGGCACAAGCCTGCTGCGTCCCCTGCTACTAATTCAGGCTTACATCGATAGCTTCCAGCGGGACATGGCAACCATCATGGCTGTCTACACTAAACCTATGCTGGTAATCAAAGCAGGCACACCCGAACGCCCCTTTACTGACCCGCAGCGGGAAGCGCTCCAAGAGACCTTTGCCAAGCGTGGACCTGCCACAGATGTGGTTGTCAGAGGCGACATTGATGTTAGCAGCATGCAGAGTATGACCAGGCAAATTAACGTTGATTGGTGGATAAAGTATCTGCATGACCAGCGCCAAGCCGTCTTGGGTGTCCCAAAAATCTTCTTAGGGGAAAGCGAGGGCACTAATCGAGCTACAGCCGACATAGTAATGCAAGAATATGTTTCTCGCTTGCGTATGCTGCAGGAGAATTTTGGGGATACAACTGAAACCCGTCTCTTCAAAGAACTAATCGACGCCAAATTCGGGGAAGGCAAAGAAATCCCACATATTAAATGGCGCCCAATCTGGGAACCCACACTTACAGAGAAGGCAAAGCTGCTAACTGACTTGGTCGGAAGAAACATTATCGCTAGAAGCGAGGCCAGAGCGCAACTTGGTTTCGCTGAAGTCTTGCCTAAGGATTTGAAAGACATTCCGGTCATCGCTTTGCCAGGAACAGTTGACGATCCAGCAGCACTCACACAACCAGAGCAAGCAGAGGGTGGGCATTCCTTTTCTGAGGGGGGCAAAGACGGCACAAACGGCAAACCTGACCAATCCAATGGGATTCAACAAGAGAAGAAACCTCAAAGGCAAGCTATGATTCAGGCAGGAGGCAAAGCCTACGTCATCGCTGAACTCAATCCATAGCTTCACATGTGCCATGGCAGCGTTTAGAGCTTTCAAAGCATTCAAGCAGACTCTTGCCGCCAATCGTTCAGTTTGGCGTTATCACACTAACCCAGCATCTCCCAATCTATGCGGGGACTGCGATGGTTTCGACGGTGAAGTCTACGAAGTTGAGTACTCCGATGAACTGCTGGAAATGTTTCCTTATGGCGAGTTTGTCAGCGATGACATGTTCATGCCTAACGTGCATCCCCACTGCAAATGTGCTGTGGTAAGAGAAAGTTAAGTTAAGCGAGTACCTTACGATTTTGCAGAGAGAGAGAGAGTAAATAATCACAAAATCATCCACCAATCTCATTCCTAACCCGTGTCTCTCTAAGATTTGCTCAACTCCATCCCAGCAGTCCTTGTCGAATGCGCATTGCATCTTAATCTCGTAACCGTTGCCATTTTTAACTAATTGAGATTTATCGTCCAAAGAAACCTGATTCACAGTTACAGATTCCTTTAATAAATCATAAATTTCGCGCAGCACAGCTATCGCTTCTGATCTGTTCATAAAAGACTGCATTTACATCTTAGCATAACTTGCATTAATAATTTTCCCTAATTACCGAATCAGATACAGCAGTCGGTTGGAAAAATGGGACAATCAAAAAACTTCTGAAGGTGGTTTGACTTAATGATTGGCTTTTCCGAAACTCAGGACACCATAAAATACACCGTGTTAGAGAGCAGCAGAGAGCTTGAACGAAGTAAACTCAAGCCCTTAGTTGCAGGCGTTCAAGTGATGTTTTGCCGTTTTCGAGGTTCAAGCCGCTGGGAAATCCAAGCCTTCCTATTCGACAAAAGCAGCTTCAAGAGCCGAGCTCAAGCTAAAGCCTTCTTGGATAAGCACTTCAAGAGCGAAATTTCCAGCTTACTCGACTACAGCACGTTTAACGAGAAGCGCAGACGCCTCTTAAACGCTTGGATGAAGGCAAGCGAACTAAAACAGAATTGAGGTAGCAAGATGACTTTTCAACTGAAGTATTATGTGCCATTCAAAGCAGCCGAAGGCATAAACGCAGACTTAGCTCTCAAAGAGGGCATTCTGCCCATCGAAGGCACAGCCATTGACACTTCAGTTAATGCTAACAAGTGGCAAGTACCAGCGGAGGATTTGGATTTCTTCACTGCTTCGCTTAAAGGAGCACAGCTAAGGATTGACCACGCCGAGTCAGTTCTAAGCATCATCGGCAAAGTTCCTGAAGCTATCCGCAGCGGAAACCAAGTTTTCTTCAAAGCAGAAGTCGGCGAGGCTTCAGTTATCCCCAAAATCCTGCGAGGCTACGTTGACCACGTTAGTGTTCAAGTTGACAGCGACGACACCCAATGCAGCGCCTGTGGCAAACAAACTCGCATAGAAGGCATCCTAACCCATGTATGCGCTGGTGCCTGGGAAGTCGTCCACAAACCCCGCGTCAGGGAGTTAAGCATAGTGGCCAGCCCAGCCTACAAGAACACAGCATTCCACCCAGTCGGCTTCGCGGCGGCTATGTCTCTTTCACAGTTACAAAAAGTAACGGATGAAGGTTCTAACCGAGAGGTGCAAGAACCGGATAAAAAAACCAAGAGCAAAGACGAAAAGGTGAAGCAAATGTCCCAACCCCAAAACGGAGAGGCAAATGCTTCGTCTGTTCAAGCGCAAACACAAGCTAACGCTCAGGGTCTAGTTGCTGGCAAGAAAGCAGGCGACCTGTCCTATCAGGAGCTTATGGATCAGATGCAGAGCCTAAACAAGCAAGTGGAATCAGCAAGCGACGCTGAAATTGAAGGCATCAAGAGCAAAATTGCTGAGATCGACGCCGAAGTCGGCAAACGTGCGACTAAGAAGGCGTTAACTCAGAAGCTCAACGAGATGTCTAAGAAACTCAGCGAATCAGCGGAAGACGCCACTGAAGACGCTTGCAACAACAAGGCTTCTGCCTCTGCTAAACAAGCTCCAAAAGGCAACGGAATAATCGCTACCCAAGAGCCAGTTCAAGGTGCAAATCTCGGCTGGTTCCAGGACCTTCTGAAAGCCAACAGCAAGCTCAAAGGCATCCAATAGGTGACCACTTATGAGTTTAGAAGGAACAAGTGCACTCGTTAGCGACCGCTATCTCATCACAGCAGAAGTTGACTCCGCCGCCACCGTCACTGCAGGAAACGTTGTCTACATCAGCGCCGCAGGCTACATCCCCAAAGTCAAACCAACAGATGGCGCCCGAAAAGACGTCATCGGCGTAGCTTTAACAAGCGGTACTGCAGGCAAGAAAATCACCGTTATCTGCAGAGGCCTCGTGCGAGTAGTCGCTTCAGGCGTAATCAACGCTGCCGCAAGAATCTCAAGCTCAACCGCAGGCAAAGTCGCCTCAGTCGCCGCAATGGCTGCCCCAGGCTCAGACACTTACACAACCGCTGCAATGCAGACACAGCTAGACAAGGCAGAACAATGGATTGGCAGAGCCTTAACCGCTGCAACCCAAGACGGCGACGTCATCTACGCTTTGCTCAGTTGCCTACCCTAAGTGATTCCGCATGTCTATGATTAGAGACGCTTTCACATGGGTTGACACCGGAGCTATAGCGTATCCGCAGCTTCATGCCAAAATTTTGGAGCTCACAATGCCCGCCTTGGTGGTTAAAAACCTGTTTCCAGAGTTCCCTCTGGTTCAGGGAAAAACCGCCAGCTTCGTGAAGCAGAAGGGCTCCAGAAGCGCGGCAATCAATGAGGTCGCGGAAGGCGCAGAAATGCCAATGGATTTCACGCCATACGACTACGTGACCGTCACGCCCTACAAGAAAGCACTCCGAGAACGAATCACACGCGAAAACATCGAAGACCTCTACATCCCCGTAATCGAAGACCAACTCAGACGCTTAGCCAGACGCATGGCCTACACTATCGATAGCGACTGCCTCTCAGTAATAGCGGCAAGCGCCGGATTCACTGTAGGAGCAACTGGCAAAACAATGAGCGCCACCGGCTCCGAGATAACCATTGCAAACACAGTCGGCAGCAAAGATGTTTTGGCAGCTGAAACCAAAATCAAAAGCGCTAACTTTGTCCCCGACGGCATACTGATGAACCCGATTAACACTCGGGACCTAAAGTATCTGCCAACCTTCACACTGTACAGCCAGTATGGCGACGCAGTAGTACAGAATGGCAGCATGGGCAAAGTCTTCGGTTATGACATCTACGAATCCAACGTTGTCCCCGCTGGCACCGCATATATGGTCTCTACCGGCAAGAACTTGAGCGCCAGTTACGCACCCATGGGCTACTTTGTCATCAAACGCCCACTGGCAAGCGATACGGAACTAAAGAAAGAATTCGATTCCGTCGACGTTCTGCTCAGCACCAGGTACTCTCCAGTTGTCTTGAACGGCGAATGCATCTGCTCAATAACAGGATTAGCAACAAACTAAACCGCTATTCTCTCCACTAACTTTTGTTTGCTCTCATCTTTTAAGTTGAGAACCGTAAAGCCGGATTTCCCGCTAAAGGGTGATTTCATGAGTCAAATAGCTCAAAAAATCTTGATAGTCAATCCAGACTCGACCGTTGGGCAACTAAGGGTTGTTTCTGGAAACCTCAAAATCAAAGTCAACAAGAGAAGGTGAATTGATAGATGAGTAGTCCAGCGCAAAAAATCCTCATAGTCAATCCTGACGGCAGCATAGGCCAACTTTCCACCGATGCAGACAACAATTTGCTTGTTTCAATCGTTAACGACACTTTTGAGCATCAACCTGACCGGCACCTTATCCAAGCGACTCCCGAGCAGAACACTTGGTACACTATCCTTGATACAACCGAGAACTGCAGACTCTATTCAGTTGTAATCCTCGTTTGGACTGCGGATGAAACATTAGAAGTGCGAGTCACAATAGATGGGCAGGTTCTCACGGGGTCGATTGCTGCAACTGCCGTGTCCTATTATTGGGTATATCTGTTGCTCTACGCTGCAGGCCTAATGATGAGCGGTGAAAAGCATCTGGTCGGCTATGACTCGCCTCTTGAAGGCAGGAGCATCAAAGTTGAGATGCGAAAAACCACAAACAACGGCGCAGGAACCATAGAAGGATACGCAATCTACGCTAAACGGTAAGAGCCCATGTCCACAACTTTTGTTTCAATCAGCGACGTCGCAAACCATTTGAACGCTTCAGGCTTAGATGCAAGTGGCAACTATAACGTTTTTGGCTTACCCGTTTCACAAGCGTCCTTCCAAGCCCATGTTGATTATGCCAACCTCTATGTTAACTCTATAGTGGGTCAGAGCATCACTGAGACGGATGAACGCTTTAACTGGGCAACAATGATTTCCCTCAATCTTGCTTGCCTTCGAGTCTTAGTGGCTGCCAGTGGCGGCTTACTCCTGGGCGCTTTCGATTACCGCTTAGGCGACCTATTCATCACTAAATCTTCGTCGGGTAGGTTAGCTTTTGAGACAGCGGTTCAAACCCTGCGAGATGACCTGCTTAGGGTTATGGTGAACCTGACTTCTCCTGCTGAAAGCTTCGATTCAACAAGGCATATCCCCCACTACAAGGGGCCATCGCTTGAGCCTTGATTTTGTTCCAAAGTTCCAACTGTTCCAGACTTGCACAGTGCCAAGGAGCTAAAAGCTAAAACGTAAGTCTTAGAAAATAGTCCCTTTTCCCAAAATAAGCGTTATTTCAAAAGAGTCAAAAGCGGAAAATTGGCGCTTACACTCTGAAACTTTGGAACCTCTGGAACTCTGGAACAGCTCACTTACCGTGAAAAAACAAGGTGTAACCTTTTGAGAAAACGAAAACTTAGGCTTCTGTTCCTTCCCATAGCCGTGCCATTGTTTTTGGTTGGCTGGCTACTGTACTTCTTCGGTCGAAAGCCTGAGTCTCAATCTACCACAAAAGCTAACGTAGAAAGGAGCTAACAAACTTGGGAACTGTACCGCAAGCCTACTTCGATTTCATTATGCAGTTCGCCCCATACCTTTACGTTATTCCACCAGATGTTCCTGACCCAGCATATGGAAAAGGCGTTTTGTCCTCTGCCTTCGCCATAAACTTCCTATCCCAAGCCTACGCCTCAAGCCAGTTTGCCAGCAAGCAAGCCGAAATCCGCGATAAAATCGTGGAACTAGCTGATTGGACTCTAACCCAGCAGTGCCTTGACCCAGATAAGCAGGCTTATGGCGGGTTCAAAAGCGGCGAAGATAGCACATACTACTATAGTATTGACGCTGGTAGATGCATTCCTGCGCTCTTAGAAGCCTACCAAATCACCGTCGACGCTGCATATTTGGATGCGGCTAAACTTGCAGGCGGAACCTTCCTAAAAACGGTGCAGGACCAACAGAGCTATGGCGGGTTTGCTAGGGCAGTAACCATTGATGATGCCTGGCTGTTAGAGTTAGACGTCGAATGCCTCTACTGCCTAATCGGTCTCAAAAAGCTCAAAGACGCCGATCCAGACAACGCCTTACTATATCAAGGGATTGCGGACAAAGCGGTTGCCTTCTTGAGAGATGGCTTTGAGAGTCTTTGGCTTTACTATGAGCCTGCAGATAGCCAATGGCACCGTACTGGCTTAACCGAAAACATGATTTTCGATGACTCATTTAGCTTCGCTCTACTTGGGCTTTTTACTTATGAGGGTTGGAGCGATAGTTGCAAAGGCGTCTATAGCAGCCTTCAAGGCATCAAAGCAGCTGAGTACCCATCTTACAATCCTGCAATCGGCTGGCCAGGATACATAGACGTCAAAGACCGTTGCCCAGCATGCACCTACTACGACGACATCACAAGCGGAATTCTCTGGCGAATCAGAGCAACCCATGACAAGCCCAGCCTTGCCTTCAGCATGCAAATCGTCCAAAAATACCAAAGCGAATTCATGAATTGGGGACCAACTTTCACAGACTACAGCCCCATCACGCCTGCCAAAGCCATGGCAAATGTCAGTTGGCTATCTCAGCTCTTCCTAAACTACGCTGACCCAGCAACAGACCTGAATCGAATCCTGACTCTTAACGGGGAGAACCTAACGCTTTTTCCTCTGCTCGATGTCGAGGACAAAACCTCTTATGCGGATGGCTTACCACTCAAAGCCATAGTCTCCATGGGGACTGCCGGTGAGCTCGTGTTTGAAGTCGGCTACGCCATGCAGGACTACATCACAGTTTACAGCTTAGTGCCCCTGCGCATGCATGATAAAGTTAGACGGGCAAACATTGACTATGAGGTACAGACCGTCCAGCCCTTCGCCGTCAATGGTGACCCTGCGTATTTCAAGAGCGTTTGCAGGAGGCTTCTTGGCACATGAGCAGCGTGGATATTGTCGAGACACTGGTTTCTTTCTTGCAGACCAACATTCGGCTAGTGAAGGATGACGAGTCCTTGGGTAAGGTCTCGGTGAGTAGAGAGTGGCTTGATCGGGAGCTCCTCAAAATATATGATGCACAGGTAACTGTCGGCCTGGGTAGTGTTGTGGATCACAAATTAGGGCTTTCAGCTTCTCAGCGGCTTATCGTGGGTTCGCCCAAAGTTAACGTTTGGGTAAATGAGAAGAGTGGCACCGAGTCAGGGCAGAGCATTCGCCAGAAAATGCGTTTGGAAATCAACCGGGTTATCCGAGAGAACAGGACAAAGGTTTCGGGCATAGCGTATGTCGATGTGGTTTCTTTCCGTGACGTCGACAAAGTGGATGTGAAGCCTTTTGTTTGGCGAACTGAGTTTACCCTGAAAACCTGGGTTTTCGAGTATGTCACAGTCACTTAAGTGACGCAGAGGTGAAAAAGAGAAATGTCGTATGGAGCGCATGAAACCAAAATCTACTATGTACAAGAGTCAAACTATGGAGTAACTCCGACCAATCCAGCTATGCTGGGGCTTGCAACAGCAGACAACGTTGAACCCGCATTAGACCCTGGATTAATTACAGTTAGAGGAGTTGGCTCAAGAGACCCAGCTACCCTCCGCAAAGGCTTAAGAAAAGTTGGGCTCAAAGTGTCCTATGCCCTGCCAAGCGATGCGCCGATAAACTTTTTGCAGTTAATCTCCACGCTAAACTCCGCCAGTATCGAAGTTTGCTATCAGCATGCCAGCGGCGCCATCATTGACCTGCTGCACACCGGCTGCAGAATGGACAAGGTAACTGTTGAATGCTCAATCGAAGACGTCATCAAAGCCACGGCTGATCTAATCGGGCAGAACGTGACTCCTGGAACCGCAAAAGTCAGCGGTGCAACATACGCCGACTATGCGAGCGCGGTACCCTTCTACGAGAGCTTTGTGCAGAAAGGAGCGGCAGACGGTACAAGCCTTGTATCTATAGACCGCATAACCGACTGGAAATTCACCATTGAAAACAACCTCAAAGCTCTACCCGTTATCGGAACAACGGGTTACTTGCTGAAGTATCTGCAGGAAAAACACAGAGGCCTTTCAGGAGAGTTAGTCTTCGAGTTTGAGAGCAAACAAGAATACGACGACATAGTCAACGACAGCGAATTCAGCCTCAAATTCGGCTTAGGCGCAGCCAACAGCGCCCTCTTCAAGTATTGCAAATGGGGCAAGGCCAGCATTCCCGCGAAGGTCGAGGACCTTGTCAGCTTGAAGGCTTCCTTTACCGCTCGCGATCTTATCATAAGCTAAGCGAGGTGAAAACGTGAAAACCGAAGTTTTAGAGGTTAACGAACGCTTTGGAAAAGAATTCGCTGGAAAATACACCTTCACAGAGCTAACGTGGGCAAAGCGTAGCCGCATTATCCAGAAACACACCAAATATCACCCGTTGACTGGGCAAGTGGTGAGCAGTGACTTTATTGCTATCCAAGCGGAAACCATTTGGGCAAGCCTCAAAGAGCAACCGCAAACCAACCCCATCACACTGGAGAAGCTCCTAAGTGAACGCGAAGACGGAATCCCCATCGTACTCGGCGAGTTGCTAAGCAAAGTCGTGAATAAGCTTAATGTTGTCTCGCTTGAGGAAACAAAAAATTGTTAAGGGCGATGAGACGCGGCAAGCCGCACCCTTCCATTACTGATTTTCGTTTTTGCAAGGAGTTCGGTTGGACTCCTCGTCAACTCGCCCAGCAACCAGCTAAGAAACTGCAGGAGTTTCTTGTTATCCTTGGCGAAGTAGATAAGCAAACGAAAGAAGAGTTAGAGAAAGCCAAGCATCAGGGCAGTTTTAATTGAGTTGCGGCTTAAAATTGGTTCCCAAGACGCATCCTATCTATTGCCCGATAGTTTCTTGATTTTCGTTTTCCGAACCTTTGAGGCGATTTATCGTTTCGTGTTGGGGAAATCTTTGCTATTGGCTCCTTAAGCGGGTTTATGGTTGCACCGCATTGAGGGCAGTGGACGTCTAAACCATAGGCGCTGTCCTCATAATCGAGGTCGATGGCTTCTTGTTTGTCTTGTTTTGGGAAAGCGTAACCACATTGTTTACAAATGTAGTAGGCACCCAAGAAGAGTTCCCTCCACTTTTTTCACTTTGCTAATTTCCCTCATAAATTTTACTGTGAAGTGCATTACATTTGAGCCTTGATTTCACCTTAGAAATTGACGTCGAAGACTTCTATGCCAGAATAGAAAAGCTGGACAAGACTACGCAAGATTATGTTCAAGACGTCTTAGTGCAAGCAGCCCAAGCAATCGTCCTTCGCGCTCGACAACTGGCGCCAGTTCGGACAGGACAACTAATGCAGAGCATCTACGCCATCGGTGCAGGACAGTGGGCAGTCAAAGTCGGCGCTTATGCCCCGCACGCTCTTTTTCAGGAATTCGGCACCAGCCGCATCCAACCGCACTATTTTTTGACCCGGGCAGTGCAGGAGAGTGCACCGCAACTTCTCTCAGCACTTAGCGTAGCTATTCAACGTGCCGTTGAGGAGGCATCCCAATGAGTTTAGGCGAGATAAGCGGAACTGTGCGCATGGTTAACGAGGCATCCCCTACTTTTGAAGCGATCAGCACTGATGCGGCCAGCATGGGAGAAAACATCCGTTCCTCTTCCGCTTGGGCGGCTGCAGGCTTTAACGATGTTGGCGTGGCAGCTACCGAAATGGGCACTAATGTGCGGAATGCCGGTTCCAGCTTCACTGACATGCAGACGCATGCGGATTCTGCGACTGTTAGCCTTCGCACTGTTGCCGGCGGAATTAGAGAAACAGCGATGATGGGCAGCCAATTGACAACGCTTGCTCAGGACTTTGGCATGATTGATTCGCAGACAAGCAAGTACATCCGCACCGTTCTGCTTATGGTTGAAGTCATTTCAAGCTGTGCTAGAATGTATAATTTCTTAACTGTGTTGACAACAGGGCAAACCGCTGCCGTTGCAGTTCAAGGCGCTACTGAAACGGCTACCGCTGGCGCCGTGACGGCTTCTGGTAGCGCACTAGGTATCAAATCGGCTATTACTTCTGTTGCAACGGGGATACAGAATGCTCTAAACATCAGCCAAGCCACCTTTCTGGCGCTGACTGGTGTTGGCATTGGCGTGATCATTGCCGCTGCGGCTGCCATGGCCTACTTTGCTTCTCAAATGAACAAGGCAACGGATAGCGTCAACGCCTACAATTCTGCTGCTTCCCAAACCCCAACCCAGACTAAGAGCATCATCCGCGCTGGGGAGCAATCATTGTACCGTCGAGGTGTTGAGTAGATGGCTGCTCCAAGTGTTGGCATACCCAAGATGGCTATTGCTCTGGGCAGCGTCGGCGTTCCTCAGGCTGATGTGGTCGATTGCACGGTGCATCTTGGCGCT